ACGTTCTCCAGCTTTTACTTCGTAATTTTTATCAGTCAGGTTATAAAGTTTAACACCAGCATCGCCACGATAACCTTCGTCGATGATACCTGGATGTGGCATAATGCCATGCTTAAAACCAAGTCCAGAACGGCCTTCTACCTTAACCCAAAACCCTTCTTCAATATAAGCAAACTTAAGACCAACACCCACAACCGCTGAACCACGTGCAGGAATAGTTACGCTTTCAACTGAAGTAACATCCATACCCGTATCATTATCATGATTTTTTACAGGTAGCACTGCATCAACATGAGTCTTTTCAAACTTTAACTTCATACCCATATAATATACTACTAATAAAAAAATTCAACTACAATGTGGATTTTATTAAATGTAGATTAAATATATGTGTGGAAGGCTACGATTCATCTTTTGATCCTAATAATGACGTTGACAATGCTGTTGACGATATCATTACACAATTGAGTACGCAAAATCATTCAGTTACCAAAGAAAAGCAATCTGCTGAAGTACCCGCTGCGGATGAACTAGAGGAGTATCTCGTTAAAACTACAGCAAGACTTATCGATACTACCTTAGATGCTGTTGATAATGTTAAAGATTATATATCATCTGCACCTGAAAATAGAGATGTAGCTTCTCTGGCTGAGCTTATGCGTTCTGCTAACGGTGCGATTGAGACTATGCAGAAGATACATGCTAATAAAGAGAACATTCAATCACGTAAGGATGTTAAGCAGATGGATATCGACTCAAAGAAAGAGCTTAACATGATAGACAATACAACTAAGTTAGTAATGTCAAGAGAAGATGTTCTCAAAGCTCTTACTAGTGGTGAGGAAGAAGAAGTAATAGATATCTAAATTAATTCTCAAAACGAGGATCTTCCGGATCGGTCCCTACATCAGGTACCAGAGATTCATCATATGTACCATCTGCTCTAAACGGTGAACCTTCTACTGAATCAATACCATTAGCTTCTTCTGGTATTCCATTATTAAGAATATTTTTGATTTCATCTAGATCTCCTAAGCATATTTTAATCTCTAAAGTACCTTTAATTTCATCTTGAGATATTTTAGGGATTTCACTCCAGCCTGTATCACTAATGAAAGATTTCTCAGAATTATCCATACTTTTGTTGTTAAATGATTCCTTTAATAGATATTGCCACGCTCCTAAAGTAAAATCAGTGATAATAGCTAATTGCGAATTAACATCAATAATTTTAAAAAATAACCAGTCGCTAGTACTAGCCGGTCTAACAGCAACAAACGCCTGATTGGCTCTTTGATATTTAGCAATACCTGTATCCCTGATAAATTGCTTACGTTCCTTGCTAGTACTTCCTGCTAAAGATCGGCCGAAAAAGAATGCTAATAAACCTGCACTAACTGCAACACCATCATTGTAAATTTTTTCAGTTTGTGGTTTTAGTTGCTCCATACTTGATTCACTCAAATCATGATCCCAACCATTTGTGACAAACTGAGCAATGGTACCAGTCTCAACACCATTCGGATCATTTAAAACTCCAGTTCTTAATGCTTCTCGTCCAGCGTCTGTTCTTGCTATCTTTGAAGGAGCGTATAGATAATTTTCACCAATGTTACCTACACCGCCAATAGTTTTAAGATCATCAGGGGTTTTATCGTAAGTATCTATAAAAGCAATCTTATGATGCTTATCGATATAGGCTGCAAAAATAGTATACCGTGGGTTACCGTTTGGTTTATGCTCTATAATATCTGATATTTTAGTCTCGCCATCTACGTATATATTTATATTTTCACCTTTAATCCGGGTTTGACTATCAAGTAATGAATTATTATCTTTATAACGTTTAGTTTGTCCTACAGAATTTTCATCTGTAGAAACTCCATTAACATTACCTACTCTAGTACCAATACTTCTCTTTTTATTATCTCTAGGACTATAAGGATTATACCTAAAGTTATACTCGAAACGTCTAAAACATCCGCCAAGCTCTTGCCGAACTTTAGCCAACACATTACTACTAGCCGCGGAGTAATCATAATTAGATCGAACATCCGGTGTATATCTAAATACACTTGCTGGATTTCTTAGAGATTTACCACTGTTAATTTTACTATTAATATCGGATATATTTTCCTTACCAGCTAATACCTCCTGTGCTTTACTAAATGCTTGTGTTGAAGTTGCAATAACTTCAGTATACGCTCTACTAAATAAGGGTGGTATTTTTTGTATAATAGTCTGATCTATACTACCAACCATATTGCTAAAAGATGCGGATAACTGACCAACTCCAAATGAATTAGAATTATTCTTGTTGGAAGCTGTTTGGGCTATTCTTGCAATACTATCTGATGTTTCAGCAAATAAGTTACAGGGAGAGTTTAAACAATCTAAAAGAGCTTTTTCGAATAAAGATTGAAAATCATCAGAAAATAAATTTGGGGTACCCCACCTAGAACGCATCTCTTGTATTGCAGATCCAAATATCGGATTATGAGTTATTTTAAGTAGATAAAATTCAATTGTTGAACCATCGAGAATGGCGCTATTAAGAGTTAAATCTTGTACTAATTTGGTAGCAGAATCTAGATTACCATTAATAGCACTATTGTAGTTTAAAGCTAAGTTAATATCTAACTCCCAATCCGGGTTATCAACCAAATCACAAAACGGAGTATTATACTTTAAGTAATCTTTACTTATAGCTAATCCTTGTAACTTCTCATGCAGATTATTTCCATATATGATCATGATTGATTAGATCTAATTTGTTCCAAAACATTATAAAGAGCTCCAGGCTTAATATATTTGTATGTGTTATTAGCTTGCGCTTTAAATATATAGTCTGGTTTGTTTAAAAGGTAAACTGACCACCATAGCTGTATCGTACCATACAGTTCATATGATAAAGTTGTCCAAGGTTTATCACTCAACAAGGTAGTTTCATCTATAAACTCGTCACTAATATTATCAGGAAATGTAACTTTGTTTAACAAGTTATAAAAATAAAAATCACTATCACTATTATCAACTAAATTTACATTAAAAATATTTTCATACAATTCGCTAGAAAGAGTATTAAGCTCTTCAACTTGATTTTGTGTTGTTCCGTTAATTATTGTGCTCATTAGTTACCAAATATTACTGTGTTACCTTCTAAAGATGTACTAAAATTATCTCCCAACATTGCATTACCATAATCTTTAATTAAGGAAGAAAACGTAATAGATACTTGATATGCATCAGGTACTGGTGTTTCAATTAACTTACTATTAATTGAGCCACTACCATTACCCGTAGGAACATATACCTTTGACTTTCTAATTGTACCTTGAAACTCTACAGTCATTTCACTAATGTATGCATATGGCATAGAAAATTGACCTGGTACAGAAACAGAATATATTTTAGGAGGAGGTGTTCTACCAAACGATGTCTTATAAGGTTTATTCTGAAAAGCCAAAAGCCATAGCAGTTCATAATTTTGCTGGATAGGGCTAACAGTACCTCTTCTAATAGTATTAGCAAGTGGGAAGGTAACTGTCTCTGAGCGACCTTTAGGTTCTTGAAAGTACATAGGCTTTTCAATATATACCCCTGGTTGTGCAATATTAACAGCATCGGAAATAGTACGAATAGTTTCCATTGCACCTCCAACAAAATCATTAATTATGCTACCACTAGAACCTCCATCACCCCAACTTCCAGTTTCGGTAGTTGGGCTCTTATAAATTGGTAATCTATATTGAAATCCAGTAGGACGTGTAAAATAGATACCTTCTAATGATTTAAGATTGTTTTGACTGAGTAAAGCTCTATCGGAACCAGTACCACTAGTTCGGGCTTGAAATCCATCTAAAAAACTACCAGCCCCTTCAAAGGCTTTTTTCGTTGCGTCAGACGCATTAATTTTTTTAAGAGTACTTTGAATATAATCGCTTTCTTTAAAAGCTGTAATAGTATTTGCTGTAGCATTAAGATAGTAAAGAGCACCACTAATTAACGAACTTAGCAATTGCTCTCGCTCTGTAAGAAAAATACACGGTACTTTATCTAGAGCTGCTTGCGTGGATGTAGGTCCTGCATACCAACTAAAGTCATTTACCACATCTATTACCTTTCTATTAGGTTTAAGTATAGGCTTATTGTCTGCATCTGTTAGTTGTACGCTAAACTTTTTTAATATCTTTTTAACGTCTGTACCTAGCTGTGTACCGCCACTAACCAGATCTGTTCCTTCTTGAAAACGTGAACCTCCTTGGGTATTAATTAAAACTGTACTCATTATCTATAAAATTCTTGGGTTAGTGTGCTATCAGCATATGAAACATTAGTTGACATAGCGTTTTTAATTGCTTGTACTTCATTTCTTATTGCTACCAAAACATTAAGTTGTTTAGATTGTATGGCAGAGTTTTGATCAAGCATCTTATCAATAGGACCGCCTGGCTTAGCGGCTAATATACTATCTTCGCTATCAATACGTGTTGCTATACCGTTACTAGAAATAAATCCATCCTCTAAATTCTTAAGTTTGCTCTGTATTGATTCTGATCGTATAAAGCCTTGACTTGCTAAAAATGCCTGTCTCTCTGCTACACTACCAGACATCCTACGTTGAAACTCTTCTGCACCAACTCTAGCCCTAATTGCTGCCATCTGATCGTTAGTCGCGCGCATAGACTTTTTTGAGTAGGTAACCGGGTCGGCTGCAAATTCGGTAGGTGCTTCATAAGTATCAATACCGAAAAATTCTTTAACTGTATTAAGACCCTCTTCGATCTTACCACTAACCCAATCTTTGATTGAAGTAAAAAATGACATAATTCCTTCCCCCATTTTAGTAAATAGGTCGGATATAAAATCTCCAGCATCTGAGAGACCAGTAGAAATCATTTGCCCAGTTTCTGATCCCATAAATGCTTTTAATGTACCTGAAATCCATTTAACATTATCCCCACTAAGTCCAAACATGTTTGGTAAAACTAGTGCTAAATCCTCTAAACCAGCATTTACATCACCACCAATAATATTACCTATAGCCTTACCAAATCTATATAGACCGCTAAAGAAGGGAATATTTCCATCTTTAAGCTTCTGAAACAGCCATTGTCCTAGTTTAGTAGCCATACTACCTAACCAGTCTCCAAACCCTTGCTGGACACCGTTTTCATCTTCTGTTGCGGTTGACTCGTATATCATCTTTATAGTATCCATACCTAAAGAAATAACTGTACCAACTCCCGGTATAAGACCAGCTATTCCTGAAGTAAGCTCCCATAATCCCTCAACTATGTTACCGTCTTTGAACGCTTTGAAAGACATACCAAAGTTAATCATAGGCCCTAGAAGAGGAATAAATTTTAACTTTCCTAGGGGTAAAAATTTAGCGAGTTTAAGGGCCATAGCAGGTAAGGTGCCGATATCAGTTGCTACCTCAGATCCAAAGTTAAGTATATCTCCTACTAAATCATCAAAAGATTCCTGTATACCACCAACTAGTCCGGAGATAGCTGCACCAATCCCAGCCACCAATGGAGCTGCCATTCCAAGTATCTTACCTAAAGAGAAACCATCTCCACCACCAGTAGTTTCTTTTGCAGCTTTAGTTATCTGCTCGACGTTTCCGACAGCAGCAGTTGTACCACCAATATCTCTAGCCTCAGGCCCTGGTGAGATTACTTCCTTCATTATACTAAAAATATTAGTATAACGTTGTCTTTCAGCAGATGAAAGTACTGGATTGACCTTTTCATCTTCCCTTACACCTTTACCTCCGCCCTTTTTATCAAGAGCGCCCATTAAAAGTGCAAACGGATTAGATACTGTCTCAGCCACCTAATTATTTAATCTGCAGAGAGGAAGCTAGCGTCAATTTCTACTAGAACTTCTTCAGAGAACCTAAGAGCAACGTCAGTTGACTTTTTTATAGCCCCAATATACTCTATAATTTTATTATTTAGCTTTAAAGGTAGGTTATTTACTATCTCCCTACGTTCATATGCACTTATATCACTAAACGCGACCTCAATATCACCTATTTTAATACTATCAATATACTTAGTTGTTTCATAAGAAACGACAATATCTACACTTTGTTTAACTTTCTCTTGCTGATCAGCGATCTTGGCCAGCTCTGCTTCAAGCTTTTTATTAACCTCAGTATCTAATGCTAAATTTGGTACTTTGAGCTTTGCAGTAATATTGTCATATGAAACCGTTTGTGATAGTTTTATATCAGTTTTTTTAATAGAAGGAAGGTCGTTTAAATCGTATGACTCGCCTTTAATATCAAGTTTAGATCCGATAGATTCTTTCCTAAGGCCGATCAAAATAGCCGGCTTATCTATGATCAAGAAATTAATATCTTCTTTACAGTTATTAATAATAATACTATTAAGAATATTTGCACGTTTGATTACACCATCAACACCATCAAAAGCAGAACGTAGAAGCTCTTTTTGCTGGTTAACACTCGCCAATTTAAATGATGCATTTTTACCTGTTGATGGTACTTTAATTGCAATAGTATTGGCATCATTAATTTCTTGAAGATTATTCAAGAAACTCTTAACATTAGAATCCATATTGTTATTTATCGCTGATTTTGCTTTTGCAACTTAGCATTTTCATCTTTGACTTTCTTACTATGTGCGTTAAGGATAATTTGTGTTTCAACTGGTGACATTTCAAAAAAGTAATTTGAACCAGGTAGTATCGTATTTTGAAACATATATATTAATGTATAAAAGCCCTTCAAATCCGTACCGTATAAGCTTGCTATAAAATGCATGACCCCATTTCCAATAATATTGACACTTAATTTCTGTACTCCTATTGATTTATTCTCGGGTATAATATCAATATCTAGTAAATTGTCTTGAATAGTTTGTATAAACTTCTTGATATGAATAAAAATTGTAGCAGGTAAATTATCCATCACTACTAACCGCTCATCATTAGTAAGGTCGCTAAACACGACCACCTCATCAGCGACCTTTACCTGCTTGATAGTCGAAATATATAGATCATCTATACTATTGTAGTATGTTACTTGTGGGAGGTCTAATACAATCTCTATACCATTCTCTTCAAATTTAGTTTCGAGATCAATATAATTATTTTCTAAGTTATTAAGTAACGATTCTAAACCAATATCAATTGTTCTTTTATTTACATCAAGTGTAATTTTACTTTCAATAAACAGCATCCTTATATATACTAATAGATAAAATCTATCGAATATATGCATATCTGGTTCAATATACTTATCTTCAAAATATTTGCTCAACCCAGCATAATCGCTATTTTGAGCAAATTTAATAATTGATAGGTACTCTCTATTTGAGAGCTCTTCTACTCTACATTTCTTACCTGATGGTAAGGCTACTTCTACATTAAATTGCGGCATCTAATACTCCTCTTGGAGTATTTAATTGATAATGTGCAAAGTTAAAGGCTGCTCCTCTATTTAATATATCACTGGCTTGCATATCACCATAGCTAATTTGATCACCTTCTACTGTAGTAGGTACACAATCATAAAATGTATGCATTTTACGAATACCAAACTCTACTTCCTCACTGTCTCTACGACGTTTATTTGATTCTGCTACTTTATCCGGATAACGTATAGCAGTGCGGGTGTATTGTATAATATCTATATTACATTTAATATCAGGTTCAAAATCATCTTCAATTAATCCAGCGTAAGATGCTGCTACAATCCAAGGTTGTAAAAAGAAGGAAAATACATCTCTATTGGTTTCTAAAAATTGTACTGATACTTTATTACTAGAAGTTCTATCATTAGCAACTTGAATGGGTTGAATACCACCAGCTTGATCAATTTTTGGATTAGTGACATCAAATGACTCATCCGGGAGTCGTACATTTTGCGCTAATAAAAATCCAACTTCATTATCAGATACTCTATCAAACAACCCAGTATCAACTTTAAATGTATTTGGCCTATAAGTGTTTAAATAATATTCGATTGCATCTCCAACATTGGACATTGCACCGCTGCCTGTTCGTGCGGAAAAATTAATACCCCAGATATTTTTAATTGGGATATCATTCGTCCAGTCTTGATGAAGACGTAGACGCTTTCGAATATGATTAGGCATTTATTAACGCTCTTTAGTATAGAAGTGATAAGATACTGTTGCGTCAATAGCTACAGTTGCACCAGTACCACCGGCAATATTATAAGCAATATTGTTTACGGCTCGAAGAGAGGCACCTATAAGTTTATATTCAGCTATTGGCTCAAGATCTTTATCTAATTGAGCTAATTGAATAAAGAAATCATCATCAGGAGTACCATACTCACCAGTAGATGTCTGATCATCAAAGAGTGAACGAGAAGCAGTTTCAAAATAATTGCGAAGATTACTATCAGCATCAAGATAGAGAGATAATGAGTATGCTTCTGAACCTGGGTAAGTGGCTGTACCAGGAATGTTAAGATTTAGTCCCATATATGGTACCGCTACATTAGTAATATTGCGACCAGGTAGAGATGCTGTCTTGACATAAATAAGGTCACCTTCCTCCAGAGCAGGTACACCTTGAAGCTGCATCTGAGTTACACGGAAAAGAAAATCACGTGAAAAGTCTTTATCAGCAGCTGTGCGATAAAAGTTTTGAATATTCTGATTTACAGGCATACTAATATTTATGCTTCCAACAGTTAGATTATAAAAAAAGAGGAGGTCTTTCGACCTCCTCCTGTAAATTTATTTAAGTTTATTTAATTAAGCTCCGATAAGCTCTTCAAAGCTAGCATCTGTACGCGTAGCATAGAAGTTTACCAGGATAAACTCTGCAGTACGTACTGGCTTAAGATAAATGTCAACCACTAGCTCATTCTGATCAATAACTTCAGCTGTATTATTACGCTCGTCGCAAACAATCATAAAGTCATATAGACCATCATCCGCTTTAACTCGCTCAAAGAACGGTGTTAAAGTATTAACTACTCGAGTTCTTGTAAACAATGTATTGTTCTCAAAGAGGAAGAACTGCATTGTCTTCTTAGTAATCTTCTCAAGATATAAGAATGTGCGGCGAACATTAATACGATCAAATGCACTTGGCTTTCTTAGCAAGGTTTTCTGTCCAAAGAAAACATTACCTTGATCAGCAAAGTTAGCGATTGGATTGAGATTAGCTGTATAAAGATCATCACGTTGACGTTGGTTAGGTGTAACAGCGATGTCAGAAGCATCTGTAACAATACCACGATTAAATCCTGCAGGTGCACCCCACGGCCCAACGGCAGCATCTGTAGCGGCCATCTTAGCAGCAGCAAATCCGGATGATGGAACCCATACATTTAACCCCGTATAGTTATCATAAACACTCATCCAGTTAGCATATACTGTAGCATATGATGTATTGGCTAATTCAAACTGATGTCTAAGAGCCCAGTAAATATCTACGTAGAAGTTTTTAGTAGGATCTTTTTGTACTTTACTATTTGTACCAGTTACAACTAACTGACGAATTGGATCAGCAATGAATAAAATATCACCACGACCACCCTCTTTGGCAGGTCCTGCAAATGTAGCAAACTTACTAAAGACGTTCATGTAAGAACTTCTTGCAAACGTAGTACTCAAATCACCAGATGTTCTTAACGCTTCAATTTCAGTTGTTGTTTTTGTATCATCAAAGTTTGCATCACTTGCTGATACGGTCTCCATATAAGTATTAATAGTACCAAGACCAGCTTCAGCAATCATACTAATATCATACTTACGATCATTACGAACTCGGTCAAGAGCACGGTCAAGCTTACCTGGAATATTGCCAATTACTTTTGTTGAAAGATCAACATCCCCGTAACCACCCAACGGGGCAAGACTATCAGCTCTTGAAATGGTATATTCAGGAGACTTTCCTGATGCGGAAAGGGCAAAGAAATTCTGTGGCAATCCCGATGCACTAGATAAAATTTCACTTTGTGATACTGCTGCAGATAAAGCAGTTGAAAAGACTCGTACCTTAAACTTTGGTGTACCATCATCTTTAAGCTGTACCCCAGTGGTAGCATCTGATACAAAAGGATTAACTATTACATCAATATTACGTGATTTTTCTTCAACCGTATCTAAACTGAAATTAACCGGCGCGCCGCCATTTTCTGAATTACGTTGACGGTATTTACCTATTGAAGCATTATAACCCTCCTCAAGTAGATAATCAAGTTTATTAGCCTCTTTTGAAAACACTGACTGTCGAAGTTTAAATACACCAACATTTAGAGCATCATCAAACTCGCGCGTTCCGATATCGTATCCTTCAATACGATCTTCCATTACCTGTGAAATCGATCCGTTAGCAGGATTATCACCAAATTCAGGTGTAGCAGTAAGAGAGAATTCAAATCGCGATGCTGGTACTTCTGTAAATGTTGATATACCACTAGTTTGAGCACCCGTAGTAACTGAAAATACACTCTGTATAGATTCAAAACTTGATGCTGGGTTTAAAAGAGTGTTGTCAGTTAAACCAACATAATATCCATTAAATTGATTATCAATCACTGTTTGACCTTTGTTAGCAACAATTACTGCTGCACCACTAAGTTCAGTAACACCATTAAATGAAGATAATGGACTACTACCAAACTCAAACAATTGACCATTCTTGAGTTGTATGTATTGCTCATTGGTAAGTTCAAACTGAGTTGGTCGACCTAATACATATGTACCACTACCAACTGAATACGTTGTTGAGATGGCTGCAGCTGCTTCATCATAAACCACGGCTGGGTAAGCAAGAACACTTACTTTAGAGCCAAATCCTTGACCAGAACCAGCGCCATATGGGAGACGGTTAACGAGCAAAGAGCCAGAAGAGTTGAGAGCAGCGCGCGCTGAGTGATAAAAATATCTTTCTGCTGGAGTCTTTGGAGCACCGTAAATTTGTTCAAACTCAGAAATATTTCCAAGTCCGATAACTTCATCGGTAGGTCCTTCGGAAGCGAATCCAGCAATATACGTTGTGGTGCCTGTTTGAGCTGTGCGTAGTGATAAATCACTCTCACGAATCTCGACACCAGGAGATTGAATTGTCCTATTAGCCATATCATTATTTATGCTTTTCCGGACAAAAATCTGTAACTATTTTAATTTAGTAGTTAATAAGTTTGGAGTGAATTTGTGAGTAGACAAAAGTCATCGATGAAGTAATTTCATCAGCATTTCTATAGTTATATTGTATTTCTCCTAAAGTTACTGGAAAAGCTTTTGTATAAGTAAATTCAATACGTTTATTATTAAACTCATCTAAACCGAATAATGTCATATCAGTCTGATAACTTTTAAAATCTTCATCTGTGACTAAATCAGCAGCATCGTATAGTCCTTCCTTTTGATCGTGCATCAAATTGAGCCATTTATAGAGCACCCAATAGTTATTAAACCCATTATCAATAGTAAATTCTACAGTTACTGGCGGGAAAGGCTCTCTTGCATGAGTTGAGTTATATAAGTTCGAACCGGCATATGGTATTTGTAATGCTGGAACGTCTAGTGTAGGTACAACAGCACCATACACAGAAAACTGAAAAGCATCTTCATTAACATTATATGTTTGTCTATCAGTTTTTGAATCAATCTTACGTAAAGCAGGTGGTAAAGAGAAGACAAGAGTAAACTTATCAGATCTACTTTTATTCAGAAAGGATTGGTCGTTTTGGTTTACAGCCATACTGTTATTTAATCTAAAGTTGTGTAAATCCTTGATCAATTAAATCATAATAATCATCACCCATTTCATCTTCTCCATTTGACATGCCCCAATAGACTGGATTAAGATCTGGACTACCTCCCGTGACTTCATTATCTGTATAAATTGAAGTAGGATCTTCAAATAACGATACCCCGAAGTCTAACGGCTCAATAATCTTTGGTCGACCTGTATCATCTTTTTCGATAATCTCAAAATATTGCTCACATATCTCATTATCTAAAATATAGTAACCATACATCAAAGCCATAACTAGGTCATCATGACACCCATGCCTGGCTTTCCAAGTACCATTAGGATAACGTACAAAATTTCGAAGCTCGTCTAAAGTTTCTGCGTCCCGCATAACAATTGACTTAAGATCATTCATCCAATATCGCATGTTAATAATGCCGCGGTGCTTGGTATTGGTATGAGCAATCATACCTTGCATACGTTTCTTTCTATGAGCAGCTTTATTACCATATGAAACAAGCTTTGGATAGCTCATATCATAGGCTAGTCGATCAACGACTTGAGCACCACAATTGTTACGCTCAACTAAAGCAAGAGGTGATCCATAGTTACGAAGTATCTTATAAACTTTGTTACTAAACTCCATCGGAGAGATTTTATTGTTGCGATATACAGCCACTTGTCTTACTTCTGCAGGATCGGTAATATCTAGCATCTGTATAATAGAACTATCCTTTCCAACTCCTTCAGCTGTATCAACGCCAGCAGCATATATTCTACCCTCTTGTGCTTCTTCCCAAACTTTATAGCAACCATCATCAAGTATAACTTTAGGGTCACATATCTGACGCTCCATCATTTCATACAAAGCATCATCAATAGAAGCTTCTCCAGAATTTATCCACTCGCAACAAAATTCTTGACGCCAAGCTTCATCAGATCCAATCGTTTGTTTTGTAGTAGCAGCCCATTTATCATCTCGACCAGGTACTTCATCCCACATTATTTTTCCATATGCCCACCCGTTTTCTTTTGTTTCAGCTCCATTATAAAGTCTATAGAATAAATTCTGCGTACCATTAGCAGTTGAACATACAAATGCTTTTGATTTTTTCGAAGAAGATATAATTGGAAAGACTGATTTCCAAAACTCATCTACTAAGTGCGGTTCAATAAATGCCATCTCATCAACTACCAGACAGTTAACAGACTGTCCTCGAGCAGCTGTACCTGTTGTAGTTGTAATACCAATTCGAGATCCATTCTCTAACGTCATTGACGTCTTAGCATATTCCTTAACTGGAGGTTTAAGCCAGTTAGGCAACTCTTCATAAGCCATTCTAACACGAGAGAAAATTTCAATAGCAGTTGCCTCTTTGTTTGCTACGAGAAGAATGCGTTGATCTTTTTGAAAGCATGCTTGCCATAGTAGATAGATTGTCATAAGAGTTGACTTACCAATCTGCCGAGAGGCTAAAAGAATATAAAAACGATTATCTCTCATAGCTCTTAATGCTTTCTTTTGAGCAGGGTATAGCTTAATTTTTTCTCTACCTGCATCTAAATTAACAATATAGAAAAAGTTTTCAGCAAAGTATAGAATATTCTTCTGAGCTTTTTTAAGAGATTTAATTTTATCAGGAGTATACTCTCCTTGCCAGTTACGATTGGGTAGATTGTCATTACCCATATAGAACATACCTGTATCCTTTTTTGACATAGACTAAGCTTATTTAATCTTATATTTTTATTTTACAACTATTCCTAGTTTTTATGACTAGTTGACATAAATATTAGCATGGCTAAAACAAAAGACCTTAAAGATCTCGGTGAGGTTTATGGTAACCTTGGTACAGAGGCTACTGTTGTTGCTGAGAATCTAGAAGCGCAAACAGTTGGTGATAAGAATGCCAATGTCGGTGATGCAGATATCCAACCTGGCGGACCAACGGCAGAAGGCGGATTTGAAGAATCGGAAGTTGATATTAAAAAAGTGGGAGATGATAACCCTTACAATGTAAAAGGACTTTCTTATGGGGATGATAACTGCCCTACTCTTGAGACGGAGCAACCAGAAGAGCAAGAAGCTGGAGAAAAGAAAGATGATCCGGAAAGCTCAACTGAAGAAGAGGATGAGGAAGAAAGTTCAGCAGAAGTACTTGAAATTGCGCGGGAGGGACTAAATAAATATATGGCCAATAAATCTATTTTTGATGAACTCTATGCCAAAGTCATTAACGAAGACTTCGGTATGGAAGAAGTTGACGACCTTGATGCTCTCGGTATTGAAGATGCTACTCCTGATGAGGAGCTTGCTGACGATGAAGATGACGACATGGAAGGTGAAGTTACAGTTACTCTAGACAAAGACATGGCGAAAGCCCTTTGTGATATTCTCCAAGCAGCTATAGGTGATCATGACGATGACGATGCTGAAGATGGTGATGATGACGATGCTGAAGATGGTGAAATGCATGGGCATGAAGATTATGAGGAGATGGAAGAGGATAACGAAGGAGAGCCAACTGCTTTTAACACACATTATAATGATGGTAAAAGTAATAAAGTTGGTAACACTGGAGACGGCTTCGGTCAACCTAAAGTTCAACCAATGAACAAAGTACATCACAAGCCAGCTGCTGGACCTTCTGACAAGGATGGTGAGCCTAAGTCCCATTCAGGAAGCTATAATGATGGAAAGAATAACAAAGTTGGTAACCAAGGGGATGGCTTCGGTCAACCTAAAGTTGAGCCAATGAACAAAGCTGTTAAGGCATAATTAACTTAAACATTTAACTTAAGAGACTCGTGCAAAGCACGAGTCTTTTTTTGTATATTGATATAACTAGCATAAATATATACATGCAGACATTTAAGGAATACTACCAGGGTAATCATATGATGAATGCTAATGCTACATCTGTACGTAAAGGTGGTAAAAGTATTATGCGCTCTGGTCGTAAACATGAGAACTTAACTAGAAAAGAGTATAAGCATAAATGTCCTCATGTTAAAAACCTTGTAAACGGTGGTGCTGGCTCGATTAATTTATTAGGTCAACCGCTTATGAACTCTCTACAACTATATGGTATGGAGTTTGAACCTGGTGCAGTAAAGGGTATAGGTAACTCTGGCGTAGAAATCGAAATGTTTGAAAATGAAGAAGGTCAGCCACAGGCTATACTTCGTAGAAAAAATAAGTAATGGCCTGCAATACTAACAGATTAAATTGTACTCCTGAAGAGGTTATGATGGCCGCAAGCATGCCTTGCGGTGAATTAGTGAATACTGATAATTTGCAGGCTGAGCAACTGGTGTATGACCTAGCCTATCGAGATTTAATCAACAATCATGGTATTAATATAGACTATTATATTAAACCGTTTAGTCTATCAGCTGCAAATATGTTATATGGAGAAGATCCTACGGCTGTTTTTGAAGCTGCTTCAGGTATGCAAATGTATGTAGAGTTGTCTCAAGATGCACTAGCTCTTACACAGTTTGGTTTTGACCCTGGTGATGAATTTACTGGCTTTATTCATATCGAAACTTTTCGTAATATGATGAGCGCTAGCGACTCATACAATAATTTGGAAGATGTTGAACCTAAATCAGGTGACCTTGTTGAAATAACTGGTCTTGGTTGTGATAGACCTGGTGGCCGGTCAGCAAACATTTACGAGATAACAGAACGGAGAGATGAAGACATTTCATCTATTAACCCTATACTAGGTCACTACGTATACCGTATAAGAGCTAAGCGGTACGAGTACTCATTTGAGCCTAACGCTCCTAAAGAATCTAAAAACGAACAAGTATATGATGACTCGCAATTCGGTACACTAAGTACAAATATTAGTACGGATAGTGTATCAGATGCTAAGACATATGATTGGGATATTGATGAAGATTCCCAGCAGAATGTTTATGATATGGATGTAAATGACAATAGCATTTACGGAGATTATTATTAAAAAAAAGCCGGTAGGTTAATATATTAACCTACCGGCTTGCTTAGGTTGTGTTATTCTTCGACTGTCTCTTCCTCTGCAGGTTCAGTCTCTGTCCATTGATCTTTAGCTTGCTCTTGAAGCTTATTAAAAATAACAGTAGCGGCTTCAGCAACCTGAAGGCCTTGTGATTTTACTGCTATATCGATAAGCCTAAAAAGGGCACCAGTTTCATTTTCGGTCAACGTTAGTTCAATTTCATTCATGGGTTTATATAATTAGTTATTTGTTTGTTTTCTTGCGATTTTTTTTGTTTGCTGCGCGCTTAGCCACACCAAATGTATTTTTTACATCTGGTCGTGCTTTAAATTGTGGTACAGATGTATTAGATTTATCTGTTGTTTTGGAGGGTTGTAGGAGTGATTTCAATATACTGTCTACATCAAACATTTGATTCACATCTTGATATGGACACTCATGACCAGCTCCAGTAAAATTATAATCATACAAATACGAATCAATAGTACCTTCAGGAAATTGCACCGGTGCTTTAATATTTGTATGTAAATCATAACCAAATAGTTCTGGTTGCGTACCTACCCAGACAACTGTTGCTGTTTTTTTCATAGCTGCTGCTGCATGTTGAAATGATGAATCAACAAATAAGCAACGATCTGCAATTTGAATCATATTAAAAAGAGTTTTCTTAGGTACAACTTTTTCATATCTAATGACGCCATTTAGGTTATGATGAAAATCATAACACACATGGATAATCTGATAATGATCCTTTAACTTGTCAACTAGATGTTGTGCCACTTCCGGATGAATATCACGCGTCCAAGAGTAGTTATCTGCCTGATGATCTTTACCAGGCCCGCCAAATGGTTGAAAGAGTAATATTGGTTTTGTTTTTTGAATCTTAGACAATTCCGGATCAATATAATTAGCCTCGCGCATATTCATAGGTAGGTTTGGTGCTTCACCTTTATAGTCGATGCCAATCATCTTGCACCAAGTAAGAATTAGATGTTTCTGTTTCTTAATATGGCTCGTCTCTTTATAAGGTTCTTGCGAAAACACTACAGTATCTTTTGCGTATATATAATCCTCGTAAAAATAAGGTACATTACCTAATCGATATACACGTTCTATATCTTTATTACCTAAATAAATTTCAGGCCATGCACATACTACAATGACTTTTGTTGTTGGGTGATTATTTTTATATGCCTTTACTACAGCGGTAGAGCATATATGCTTACCGATACCACCCTCTATATTAAAGACTGCAAATTCAGGACTCTTGTCGCTCATTACATTAATAATTTATATTAAGACGAGCAATAATCAACTACATTTAAGTAGAGATTTTTAAAGTACCGCTAGAATTCCATACAACACCGACCACCCCAGGATCAGATGTTGGTAGAGTTTTGAGGAATAAACTCTGCGCGTGAAGCATTTCTGCACTTACAGATGCGACGGCAGAACCTCCTGCTATAGCAGCTCTGCAATGACGAAGGTTATTAGCATTACCACCAACTACAGCACCTTCAGCACCAGTACTAGTAATGACATTATCATCACCTCCACCGATAAATGAAAAGTTAGCATTGGTATCATTATTGTTACCTCCTGCTACAGCTGAACCACCACCTGCAGCATCGCTATAATATCCACCCAATACGCCTGAATAAGCTCCACAAGCATTTGTATTAAACCCTGATTTGAGTTTGTTAAATGATTGAGTACCGGTAAATGTATTATCTTGATCTATTTGAGCGAAGTCAGCAGATGTCGTTTGATAAGAAGAATAAACACCATCCCAAGTGGCGCTTGAAGATTGAACAGTTGTATAAACTCCTGAAGTAGAAGCATATATAGTTTTAGCAACGAACGAATTACTTAAAACATCACCAATATTAGTTACTGTTGCTACTTTCGTACTGGAGCTTTGAACTAATGCAAACTGTTCTGTTCCAGCTAATGGTGTAGTTGCTGCTGGGAGATCACTAATTTTAATACCGGCCATATCATTATTTATGTCAAAGGTAGTTGATTAATACGAACTTCATTATAATATATTTGTAGTAATGAAAGCTCCTATCACATTTAGAGAAGAAGACCATACTTATACTCATAATGAGACGGGTGAGAGATTCACATCAGTAACAACCCTACTAGGTAAATATAAAAAACCATTTGACGCTGATGGTGCCGCAACACGAGTAGCGAAACGAGAGGGTGTTACCAAGGAGATGATTCTTGAAATGTGGGAGAATGAAAAAAATAAAGCTTGTGATAGAGGTACAGAGATTCATAAGCTGTTAGAGGATTATATTACTTTTGGTGATGAAGCAGATAATTGGGGATGGTTATATAAAAGCTATGATAAAACACGTGAGTGGAATATAGATAAATTTGATAAAGTCTTATGTGAGCAGTTAGTTTGGAGTGAAGATTTTAAAGTATCAGGTTTAGCTGATCTAATCTATGAACATAAAGATGGAACGTTTACGGTTGGAGATTTCAAGACGAATAAGCGGTATAGATTTGGATCAGATTTTGGTGAGTGGATGCTCGAGCCTCTAGATCATTTATCGGTGTGTGAACACTCTACTTATACTATGCAATTATCGCTATATGCTTACTTGTACGAGCAGATGACGGGTAAGAAATGTCGCAAGCTCGTTATTTATTATTTAAATAAAGATAAATTTGTAGCGTATCATGGTAACTATATGAAAGCAGAAGTAAAAGAATTACTAAAACACTTTTTTTATAATGGTTAATTAAAAGTTATTAAATAAATAGCTTTTATACAACATGAAAAAAACAACAATCATTTTTAAATTAGAAAAATGTGTAGACAAATCCCTAGAAGCATTGTATGATGCACGAGATCTATTAGAGGATATAGAGGATATAGAATTAGATCAATTAATGAATGAAATTGTTGAAGACCTGGAATGTGATATTGCAGATAGAGTAGATACTCTACGAGAACGAATAGATAAAATATTTGAATAATGAGAAAAAAAGTACTTATACTTGGTAGAGGTTATGTAGGCGGTTATGTATTAGCCAATATGGCAAAAAATCCTGCAATTGATATTGATGTCTTTTCAAAAGCAGAATACGATTACACAGATGAATATTATCTACGTGATCTAATTAAAGAGCATCAATATGACTATCTTATTAATGCACAAGGTTTCACAGGTCGACCGAATGTTGACCAGGCAGAAGCCATGAAAGAGGACTGCTGGAAGTATAACGTACAAGTACCTTTAATGTTTAGTAGAGTATGTAAAGAGTTAAACGTTCAGCCAATCCATATTACATCTGGTTGTATCTTTACAGGTTACGATAAAGCGTGGAGTGAAGCAGATGAACCAAACTTTGGTGTATTCAATTCCGATGCATCTTTTTATTCTACTAGCAAACATGCTTTTGAATCAGTGAATGACTTCGGTATTACTATTCGTATTCGTATGCCGTTCTGTAATATTCTTCATGATAGGTCATACCTAACTAAAATTCATAAGTATGATAATCTTATTCAAGCTGTCAACTCTAAGACTTATATTCCTGAGCTTGTTGATTTTATAGAGACCTTAGTAGAGGATGGTCGAACAGGTACTGATACAATCCACTTTTGTAACCCGGAACCTCTTTCTACATCTGATGTTGTTGATATTATGAGAGGTTTCGAGTTAGAGAATCTAAACTGGTCATGGGTAGATATTGAAGATCTTAACCTTGCAGCTGGTCGTTCAAACTGTACGCTTGATACCACTAAAGTAAAGGAAGAATATGGATATACTTTATCAACTGAACGTGAAGCGCTACAAAAGAGCCTAGCTGCTATCACAGCTGCTTGATTAAATAAGTATGTAAATGAGCTTTAATATTTTTGAGAATACTAATCTTGATTTCGACGTATCGTTAATCAAGATGTCACGTACTCGAGGCGCTGATATTATTGAAAGTGTTACTCCTATTGAACCAGCAGCAGTACTTAGTTTAGATTTACGGGAATCTTCTTTAGCGATGGGATTTGCTGGTAGCATTTCTATAAATAACAAATTTAAAATATTAGATAATTTAGATATTACTACTAATAGCCCTTACGATATTTACATTGCAATTAAAATAACAGATCTTGATTTGCAACAGGTTGCTGATATACCAGCAGAAGATAAGTGTATCACATTGATTGGATATATTAGTAATACATCGTCTGGAACGATTAATATTATTGATACGATAGTTGTATTTGAATTTGAAGAAGCTTTTATAGCTGCTTTAAAACAAACACAGGTATTAAGTAATTTTTACAACGAGAATAATACTGATGTTATATCTCTTGCAAATCTTTTTAATAAAGGAAACTTCGAACTACAAGACGGTGACGCGATTGTTACTAAGGATTCCCTTACTCCTAATGTAAAATTTAATATTAAAACAGCTTTTAATAATCATGACGGTAACGATCCTAGCGTGTATGATGCGATGCAAGAAATGCTAAAAGAAACAACTGCGGGTGAAGAAGGGTACTTAGGTCGAGTTTCTTATTTTAGATTTGTTAACCGTCTTTCTGATTTTGAAGACTCCAATAGCGAAGTTATTAGGCAGTTGCAGTATGGACCATTTTTATCAGATAGACATTTACAATTCGTTAGATCAGTTTTAGAAAACAACAATAAAGGTGATTATAGCGATGTATATACTGAAAAATTTACGTTGGGACCTTTCGCTGAAGCAGATGGTGATCCGAATACATCGTTGTATAATAAAATAGAATCATACAATATTAGTCGTGCCAATACCGGTGAACTAAAAGACACTATATGGGGAAATTATCGTTTAGATAAAATTATTCCTGGTCAGGACCTATCTATACCTTCTCCCTCTACAGCTGATTTTTCACAAATACAAAAAGACTTTATTAAAATTAATTTACCGGATTTGCCAGTAGGTTTGAATTTACCTGTTTATACTAAAGAGTTAAAAGATTTTCATATAAATTTTAATACTACTTCTAGTAATACTGATGTAAACCGTTCTATAATTCAAAATAAAAACAAAATTGCTAACTTAGTACATAAAAGCTTTTTGACTATAGTCGAAACGATTACATTTAAGGTCAAGGGGAGTGTAATTAGAAGACCTAATACATTTATTTGGATTGAAAATGGTCAAGAAGAAGAAAATTACAAAAAGTTGTGGTATGTAAATAGTGTCGAACATGTTTTTGCTAGCGGTAAATACACTACAAAAATAGTAGCAACAAAAATATTTGGAAATGTTACTCTAGAAGATTTTGGTATTGAGTTGAGCGATTTGATAAATCAATCTGGATTAGCTTAATAGTTGATTATTTTATATACCTACATTAATATAAACGTATGCATAACCAAGTAGTAGACTCCCATAAGAGTACTGTCTATAAGAAGCTTAAAGCGCAAGGATCTAAGGATGTGGTTGCCTTTACCGCTGGTAACTTTGATATCATTCATCCAGGTTATACAGCTACCTTTGAAGAGGCTAAGAGACATTGTGATAAATTCATTATATTTTTACATGGTGATCCATCCGCTACTCGTAATACAAAGTATAAGCCGGTAGTACCTTACTATGATCGTTATAAGATGCTCATGTCTATTAAGCATATCGATGAGGTGTATATGTATCAGACAGAAGAAGAGCTCTATGAGCTCATGAAGACCTTTGATCTTGATATCCGTATCTTAGGAGAAGATTATCTTGGTAAGTCCTTTACTGGTGATGACTTATACCATGAGGTTATTTACACCACCAGATCACATGAGTGGTCTACTACTAAATTTAAAAATCGTATTGCAGCTATGACTATGATTCAGAATGAAAAGCTACGCAATAGGGTATTAGCTTTACTAAATGATGAGGATGCATCAGAGGATATACTTAAAGGTAACTTTGCAGAATTAGAGAGATGATAATAGATAAATTTAATTATGTTGTAACTGGCGGTGCTGGTTTTATTGGCTCGCATGTGATTGATGAATTACTTAAGCGTGATGATATCAATAAGATATTTGTTATTGATAAACTTGGTATAGGGTCTGATATTTATAACATTGCTGATGATAAACGAGTTAAGTTTATCTTTGAAGATATTGCTAGTGATAGAGCATACGAAGACCTTCCAGGTATTGATTATATTCTCCATCTTGCTGCTGAGTCTCATGTTGATCGTTCTATTACTGATCCACTTACTTGTGTAACGAGCAATGTAATGGGTACCGCTAAGATCTTAGAACTTACTCGTGTAGATAACGCTCGTCTAGTTCACATCTCTACTGATGAAGTTTATGGTCACCTGCAGTTAGATGATCCAGCTTTCACTGAAGATACTAAGCTCGCTCCTCGTAGTCCTTACTCTGCTACCAAGGCGGGTTCAGACTTATTAGTTCAATCATACATTACAACCTTCGGTATCAATGCTTCTATCACTCGTTGCTGTAACAACTATGGACCAAGGCAAGCATGCGAGAAGCTCATACCTACTGTGATTGGCAAGCTACTTAAAGATAAGCCTATTCCAATCTATGGTAATGGTCAGAACATTCGTGAGTGGATTCATGTTACAGATCATGCAAAGGCAATCGTCGAAGTACTTCTTACTGGTCATACTGATACAGTTTATAATATTCCTGGTAGTTGTCATTTAACTAACCTTGAAATGGTTGATAAGATTATTGAGAAAGTTCTCGAGTTTAATCCTGAGATTAATCCATCTATCGAGTTTGTAGATGATAGGGCAGGACACGACTTTAAGTACTCTGTCAGTACAAAGCATTCTCTAAGTTCAGTTAGAGATCAACGAATCTTTAATTTAACTGATACAGTAGAGTATTACTTGAAAAAACTAGTTGATTAAAAAATAACAGTAGATAAAATATAGGTATGGGTAAAAAGACTTTTCCACGTAAGCCTTTTAGATTTGGTAAATTTATTATCGAATACAAAGAGGGTCCAAAGAGCCCTGTTCATTTTTTGAAAGAAGAAATAAACACAGTGGCTGAAGCAGAGAGTGCAGCTAATCGATTGAAGAAACAGGGATACAACAAGGTATTAATAAAGCAGGTAGGTTAATGATTGATGGCAGCGAGTTAAAAAACATGACCTGCATACACCGAAAGCATTTTAGCGATATCGGGTTACCAACAGAGGGTACAATAGTTAGTATATACTATAAATATGATAAGAACTATAACCAGTTGTATGTTAATGATTATTCAATACAATTAGTGGTAAATGGTATAATTGGTGGTAATGTAGCAGATAAAGATAATATTATATCAAGTGAAGTTTACGAATTTTTTTTTAAAACAACTTATATGGAACTACTTAAAAACGTTTTAACCCAAATAAAATAATAATGGAAGCAAATATTAATAACTTTTTATTTAAACTAGATAAGAGTAATAATACTATTGAAATATATTTTGGTTCTGAAGCTGAGAGAGCTTATGGCTTTATCAGAGTTAAGCCAGATATAACTGAAAAGGAGTTTCATTTTGAAATTTCCGATTGGTTTATTAACAATTCGAATAATTAATTGCATTTTAAATATACGCATCTAAAATAGAGTTATGAAAATAACCTTAACTATTATTGCTCTAGCAGCAGTGTTCATTGCAGTACCACTTATCGTTAAAAAAGAGCCAATTTTCACAGGTACGGAATATGATGGTGAAACACTAACTGCTAATTTATTTAAAAATCCGGTTACATTTACAGATATTAATGGTAAGTTAGTAACTGGTTATGCTGTAAGATATTATCCAGGTACCGAGCAATTGTATTCTAAAGCTAGTTTTAAGGATGGAATTATGCACGGACCGTTTGTTTCGTATTGGGAAAATGGTCAAGTTCAAATGAGTATGGTTTGGGACCAAGGTACACGATACAAAAATATGCGATCGTGGGATCGTGATGGTAAGCGGTTGAAGGGTTCCGGCGACGAACAAATTAAACAGATTAAAAGTATGGATAAATTTTTAAACGAGCAAATGGAAGAGGTGGAAAAGATGAGATTAGAACTTACTACCTCTTGATGATTAGCTAAGTTATTCCAATAGGAACTCTGATATAATAAAAGAGTAATGAAAATAGTATATTGTGAATGTGGAAGTCTGGTTAGACCTGCGCGGGTAGAAGCTGGTTTTACTAACTGTATTAGATGTGCTAATGAGAATCCTGTTGAACCACCTAAAGGGGTAATGATTTATTCACATAAGACTGGTGGAGAGCTGGAAGTTCATTCAGCTGAGTCATGGCGTGAGAAGAAGAAGTATTATGTTCCTAATGGTGCGAGGAGTGCTCTTAAGAACTTTAGTAAGAACGTTTGCGCTTAAGGAACTATAGTATCATTAGATATGAGTGCTAGAAAAGATAAGCAAGCTCGACGGATGGCTTTAGGTCATTATACCAAAGATGCTTTTTTCTTTATGCAAGATCTTCACGAAGCTCTTATGCTTAATAGAGTACAAGAGTTCTCTCAGACTGATGCTCGATATGCTCAACGTCTATTAGAAGAGCTTGATGAGATGAGACCTTACCTGCAAGAGCTAGCTAACAACCTTGAAGCTAATATGCCTGAAGAACTAATTACTAACTGGAAAGACCTTTAGGAACTCCGATATAATATCATTATGAACCCAACAAGAGAAGATTTAATTGAACTAGGTTATCTAGAACCAGGTGATACACATTGTAAGATTCCTAAACGTATACGTAAGATTTTTCTTACTGAAGGGGATTTAGAGTACGCTGAGCGTCATGGGCTTACTCGTCAAGAGATGAAAGACTTTAAAGAAGAGATGATGATTGAAGACGAGATTATTCGCGATCATCGTATCCTAGCTGCTCGTGAAAAGAGAGATAATTTGAACTCACCTCAATCTCATTATTTTGCATGGTAATTAAATCATTTGATTTTGAAACTAAAGAGCGTATAGGTGATTGTGCACCTACATACTCTAGAAGTTGGGAGCTTGATCTGACTGATGGAGTGTATACTCTAAGTGTAGATGGATATAGTCCTGAAATTTTAGAACAAAATAATCGTGAGATGTACTACTTTATATCTAAAGGTAAAAAAAAGCATATTAATGTCCTCGAGAGTAGAGGTTTTAAACAATGGGTATATGCTCAATGGCAGAGTGGTGATGTGTGGGGCTATGCTCCTTATCTCTGCAAGTTTAAAAGAGATATTTTAGTGTTTGGTAATGCACAATGGGCTGAAATGGATGGATTTGGCGACTAAATAAGAAATACAGTATGAGTACAACATGGCATGGAGGTAAAGGTGATAAGCCGAGATACACTAATTATAAGCAGTATACAGATAATTATAATAATATCTTTGGTACTAAAGCAATAGCTACTAGTGACATCTGGGGTGCATCTGGTGATGTAGATATTATTGAAAGTGATACTGTTACCTATAAGGTTGAAGGTGATAAAGTTAGAGTATGTGTTATCATCGAGGCTCCATATAAGTTTGGAGAAGCAAGTGGCAATGCTGGTCACCCTTTATATGTTACTCAAGATGTTTTTGATAAAAAATATAAACCATATCTAAAAATTATATAATGTAGTCTAATTATGGAAATGATGGCCATAGGATTTGCTTTTGCGCTTATATTAGTTGCAGCATTACCATATATGTTATGGAAGATTATATCTATACTTCCTAATTTATTATGGACTTGCTCTAAAGTCGCAACGTTTATAATTGTATTTGGAGCTATTGTTTTTTGTATTGGTAAACTTAGCTTAATGGAAACTTAATAACAAATGGACAAAAATAAAACAACAAACGTATCATTGGGGCGCGATTATTTCTTAAATGCGTTACCGGATGATACAGATATGGTACGCGTTGAGGGTACAGACGTAACAGTAGATAAAACAACACTCGAAGAGCTTGAAGCTCTTGGATTAATTAACCAACCTAAATAAATGTACAAACATATTAAAGATATGCTCCAAAGTGGGCAAGTAATACACGTCGAGTTTACTAAAAAGAATGGTGAAACACGTGAAATGAACTGCACAACAAATCTGGATCTAATACCTGAGAGTGCGCATCCTTCTGAGGATCGAATGACATACGTAAAAGAGGATGTTGTTAGAGCGTATGATATTGATGTTAAAGGATGGCGTTCTTTCAGAGTAGATTCTGTAAATGTTCTAGAGTCAAAGGAACTCTGATATAATTAGGTATGCAAAAGAAAGAAGAAATTCCAGAAGAGGTTATCAACTATTGCATTGATAACAAAGTAAGTATTGTAGAGGGTCTCCAAGCAATTGCTGATAGTAAAATTCAAAGTTTGGAAGAGGATATTGCCACTCTCAAGAAAGATGCTCTAGATGATATTTTTACATTAAAGAAAGGTATCACACCAGTAGAGAAAATTAGTAAAGGAGATATGGATGATATTGAGTCATTTCTCGATTTTCTAGATAAAAACGTTACAGACTAATGATTAATTTAATTAGAAATTTATTCAAAAAGAAGAGTGAGCTTAAGTTCGCAAAATGTCTTAACAGTCAAACATGGCTAGAAAGACAAGTTGATGATGCTCTCTACAAGAGAGATATGTTAAATCATTTTACTGGTAATAATTTACCGAATAACGGTAAAGATGCTGGCTTTATTTTAAAGCCATCCGATAATTGGTATGATAAATATTATGACAATGAATAAGAAACTGACGGCAATTGCAATTGCTGCACTAACACTCACTGCTAACGCAAGTGACCATCATGATGAGAAAAAAGGGCCTAAAGCTAAACCTGCTAAGGTTGCCGGTAAGCGTAAGCTTCCACCAGCTATGGCTAAGTTCGATAAGAATAAAGACGGAAAGCTTTGCGAAGTTGAGCGTAAAGCAGCCCGGGACGCTTTTATGAAGCGATTCGATAAGAATAAGGACGGTAAGCTTGACGAGAAAGAGCGTAAAGCTGCTATGGCTGAGCGCCGTAAAAATGCCAAAAAACCCAAGGGTAAAGGTAAAGGCAAGCTTCCTAAAGGAGCTAAAGGTAAAGTTAAACCTGATCAAAAGAAAGGTAAGTAATGAACAACGACCTGAGTACGTCCGAAAACTACTCTTTTTTTAATAAAGTGAAAGGGTTCATTCAAGTACACATTATAGCAAAAGATAGAGGGTTTAAATATGAAAAGATAGCTGATACTCCGGAATTTCATGATGAGAGTGCTGCTTTAAAATATTGGGAGGCTAATAAAGAACGACTTATTGATACAAATTTTTATAATGATAGTTTAGTTATTATTAGAAAAGAGATCCATAATGTATGTACGAAAAAGTTAAATTAGATAAACAGGAAAGAGTTATCTATACTAAAACAGTAGAAGACGGATTTATTTGTGAGCATTGGTATGAATATACCGATACTGGTGAGCAAGTTTTGGTAAAAGTATTTGAGGAATCAATACCTACAGATTACACTGAGCATATTTAAAATAAATATTTGAGAATAAGCTCTTCTTCCGTAAGGATTTTTTCACCTTCATCTTCTTGAACTGAATCAAAACCCTCTTCATATTCCTCATAATAAGAGTAAATATCATCTGCATCTGCTTCGTAACTAAATGAAGATGATCCTTTAGATGTTTGTACAACTTCATATTTATCTTTAATACCTGCAACGATTAATTGCTTAAGCAATTTAGGGCCTGTTTCTTTTTCTGAACGAGCTAAAAAATCTTTAACTTGGTTACTAGTAAATTTACCTTTGAGGGTTAAAATAGGATCATCATAGAGTCCCCAGACGTGTATAGCTAGATATTGCCTTGTAATATCTGCACAATCCCTTATAACATAGTAAGCCGATTTTTTCTTTACTTCTATACCAGTATCAGGTTTTTTATGAGCTCTTTCTGCGGGACCGTAAAGCTTAGCTATTTGTTCCTTACTATTATCCAAGATTACATCTTCAAACATACATATATTTAGTCTCTCCACTAAAATTAGTAGATATCCATAAGGAACCTCGATATAATTAGGTTGATGATATTATTAGAACCGTCTCCTGGCATCAAAAAGCATACGAAGATTGACTTTGATCTTCTTAGTCAGCTGCTTACTACATTACTAGAATCTAATCATAAGAGAGATATTAATATTGTAGCGAAAGTTCATAAGAGCCGGATCGCAGGTACATCTCTATGTACTCACGAAGATGGTTGTAGATTTCTTATTAACTTAGACGTCTCAAATATCAAGAGACGTTACATATTCGGTTCTATTTTGCATGAACTTCGCCATTGCATACAGAAGAACCTATTTGGATATTGGCCTGATACTCACGCTATGAAGACTTGGAGAGATTACTGGTATTCAAAAGAAGAAATCGATGCTCGTAAGATGGAGAAGCTTACGACACAGATGATTAAAGCATACGACTCGATGATTAACATGAGCATACAGTTTAAGAAGTATAATCTAAATAAGATTGGATAAGGAACCTTAGTATAATAAGAGTATGAAACAAGAAGATAGACAGTTTTTCGAAAATGTAGTTTTTGGGTGTGTAATTATCCTCATACTAGTTCTTGTAACTGTATCAATTTTACCAAAATAAACAAATGCCCGAGCCAGCAGAATCAAAAAGCAATAAACACTTCCGTATCTCGTTAATTAAATCATTCTTACGAATAGGTGGATGTGTTGCAACATTAACTCCATTAGGAACTAACGAATCAATCATAGCTCTAGCTGTATCATTCCTCGCAGCTGAGATCTTAGGAATTTTTGAGGAACTCTAATATAATAACAATATGAAGTACGACATTGTATTCAAGACTAAAGAAGCATTTACAGCAGCTAAAACCCTACTCACTCATCATTATGCTTGTCGATTTAATGACCTTAATGATTATAGAATTGAATTCTATCTAGAGGGTAGACGTGAGACAGCTAAAAAAATGCTACAGGATGTAAATGCTGTTGAAGAAGTTGACATGGAGTTTGTAACTGCTTAAGGAACTCCAATATAATAATAACATGAACAACACCATTAAGCCTCTAGGTAACGGCGACTTCGAAGTACAGAAAGATGCTCCCTCTTCGGAGATTTTAGAATCAGGGAAGCCCAAATTCAGTAAAGATGATAAGGCAGCAAAGAAGTTGTTCCAGGATATCCAATTAGCCTATGATGCTCTTATTATGTCGAAGGTCGATACTATGAGGCCCGGTGCGGTTGTAACACAAGAGCTCTCTGATAAGCATGAGACTCTCTATACTGAGTATGATGATCTAGTTGATATCACTGTGAAGGCTACCGGCGGTTATGCTCCAGCATGGTTTACTGACCCGCAGACATGTGATCTATTTGAGATAGCTGGTATTGATTGTAAAGGTATGACCTACAATGAAATGTGTGAGCTAGAAGGTTCGATGGCGTTTGGAGATTAAATTAATATGAAACTAAATATACTACTACCACTAATAATTATCACTATTGTGTTGATCTTAACTGGATGCACATGAAGTACATGCTAGACTCCCAGTTGGGATAAGGAACTCCGATATAATTAAAGTATGAAAAGAGACAAGTACTTAGTAATCGTAAGTTTTAAAGGACGTGTTGAGCGTATTGTTGTAGAAGCTACTTCTAGACCAGATGCTGAAAATGTTGTTTATGAGAAGAAGAAGCATTTGTTTGATCATGATGTTATTCACGGTACAAACACCATTAATATTATGTCTTCGCGTAGAATGTCTTGATAATTTAAGGAACTTAACTATAATATGATTATGAACATTGAAAAAATAAAGGATAAATTGATTGTATTATGGATTATGTCAGTATCTATCTACATAGGGTTAGATTTACTACAGAAATTTGGTTAAAATAACAAAGGGGGTGACGTTGGTTTCGACGTAATAAAAAATTACGGATGAGGGTTCAAATCCCTCCACCTCCATTAATAAATACTAATATGGCATTTGAACATTTACATCTAGATGATTTAGGTAGAATCATTTATAAATTCGCTAGATCGGTTGGATATACCGAAGAATGGTGGTTTTCATACGATAGCCTAAGTAACAAGACAATCGATAAGTATATTAAAGAGAGAAAGCCATTCTAAGTGAAGAAGTTATTAAAAGCTTTTAAAAATAAAAAGAATCGTAAAATAAATTATGATCAAGAGCTGGACAATTTTAGACAAATGGTAATAGATCTACACCTTAAAATAACTAGATTAGAGAAAGAAAATCGTCGTTTGAAACGAGTTATTAAAAATCTTTCTGAAACCTAAGGAACTTTATTATAATAAGAGTATGAAAAAAGATATTTACAGAGTTCAAAAAAGCCCTAGTTATTCTCTGTATACGAAGAATGGTTCTAATCATAGAATGCACGGTCCTGCGTTAACTATCGGTAAGGATGATTACTTTTATATTGACGGTAAGAGGTTGACTCTCTCTGGCTATGAAGACTATGTTAGGTCCTACCTCATTCACAAAGAAGATTATAGGTTGGAAGAGGAATATTTTAATGAGGCGGAGAAATCTTCAGATGGTATTTTTATTCACAACCAAAAATTAGCTGAAAATGCAGGGTGAAGAACCTCTTTGGTACTTAGAGATCATTCATTTGAATGAAAATTTAATTACAGAGAGCAAACATTTAGAAGGTCCCTTTATAACTCAAACAGATGCTGAATATCGTAAAGGAGTAATTCTCACTAAGCATGAAGCTATACGTGATCAATTGACAATTAATTTAATAATGTTATAGAGTATGCAAAAATATAAGAAATCAACTAAGAAAAAATGGATAGATAAATCGGAGCGTGTTGCAGAGATAGCCAAGCTAGCGGAGTTAATCAAAGAAGGTGAAGAGGATCACCTGGTACACTATAATGAATTAGTACTTAAGTATGCTAAGGATACTAATATGCAGGCTCCTGCTTCTGAGACTGATCCAATAGCTTGGGACTTGTTTTGTGAGTTAGGAGGTGGAGATCCTGGTAAAATTGTGTATGCAGGAGGTAGGAGAGGGTTAAACTATCTTGAAATGGTTAAATTTAATCGAGGCTACTGGCGTTAACTAATTAAAATGGATCCTATACCTACTATCACTCTAGCTGTTGTAATTATTGAGCTTGTTATATTAGTATTCCTCTTTAGATCTAATAAATAGTTCTATGAAGACCTTACTTATATTGCTCGCTTGTTGTCTTATTAGCTGCGAAGGAGGTTATAGCTCGTATACGTACCAATCAGTACCGACTACTACTGTACGTACATATAGAACCTATACACCAGCATATTATTATGCTCCTAGGAGAGTCTATTACCCCCCTCCAGTTGTGAGGTATCAATACAGGACACCAAGATTACATAGTATTGAAACAAGAAACTATAGGAAGAAGTGTCCTTAATAATGGAATTTGTAGTAGAATGTGAAAATAATCAAGAAATTGCTTCTTTTGATAATAAGAACGATGCAATAGATTACGCGTTTGAATATTTTACATCTATTCACGATAATCGAAGTTTGAACCAAGTAAACGTTAAAGATATAGATAACAATATAATATTTACTAGCTTCCGTACACCTACAACCTATTATTTTTCTGGTCCGATGACATAAGGAACTCCGTTATAATAAAAGTATGAAAGAGAGAGTTGAAAGATTAGTTGAATCTGGTGAGCATGTGTTCCTAGATATCTGCCCTAGACGTGATGGTAAGATGTGGTCTGAAGAAGGGGTTATCAAAAGGCTCGATGCTAATGGTTGGTTTCAGATTGAATTTATGGGATCGACTAATGGCTGGCATGTCAATCAAATCGTAAATATTAAGACAGATTAAAAGTTTTCATCCAATAGAGATGCGTCAAGTGAGTATAAACACGGTTAAGCGAATAGGATAAGACGTTAAATAATGAACTATCGTGGGAGTAAGGGTGCCCTCAGAGAAAGACCCTAAACTTTAAGGAACTATAGTATAATATAGAAACAAAATATGGCCCGGTCATCTAACTGGGAAGAACCACCCGGTAGCAATGCTAGCAAGGCTACAACAAGGCGACGGCTAAGTATGGGAGGTAATGCAGGTTCAATACCTGCTCGGGCCTGCTCCTAGTAATTAACGAGGCGTCAAAATCTTCACGCCTACAACCCGAAAGGGGGAGGCTAGGTGGGAGTAGGAACTAGAATATAATTAGGTATGAAAGAGAGTAAGTATGTTGTTGTAGCCTATACTAAGACAAAGACTAATGTACTTAAAGCTCTCAACCTCTGCATTCATGAGGTAAAGGATGAAATACAAAATGTATGGGTAGAAAAGGTAGTACCAGTCAATAGAGAGTGTAAAAATGAGATGGTTAATGGATGGACGCCAGGAACAGAAGAGTTTAATAGTGCATGGCAAGATACAGATCCAAGCGATAGGCCGATCAAATGCATCGTGCATACTGTAAAAGGAACCCGTATATAATAATAGTATGAACGATACCGTAGGAAAGAACTATATTGCTGTTAAA